CTCGACCGACCAGGGGCTTGAACAGGACTTCAACTCCCTCGACGCCCAGCGGGAGGCGTCGGAGGCCTACATCAAGAGTCAGGCGCATGAGGGCTGGCGACTAGCCCGCGATCACTACGACGACGGCGGCTATTCGGGTGGGTCGATGGACCGGCCGGCCCTGCAGAAGCTTCTCGCCGACGTGCAAGTGAGGCGGATCGACGTGATCGTGGTCTATAAGGTTGATCGGCTCACCCGCTCGCTCGCAGACTTCGCCAAACTGGTCGAGCTGTTCGACAAGCAGGACGTCTCCTTTGTATCGGTGACCCAGTCGTTCAACACGACGACCAGTATGGGGCGTCTGACCCTCAACGTTCTTTTGTCCTTTGCCCAGTTTGAACGGGAGGTCACCGGCGAGCGGATCCGGGACAAGATCGCCGCTTCAAAGAAGAAGGGCATGTGGATGGGGGGCGTGGTTCCTCTCGGCTACCGGGTCGAGGATCGGGCGTTGCATATCGTCGAGGATCATGCCGAGATCGTGCGCTCGCTCTTCCAGTGTTATCTCGAGGCTGGGAGCGTTGGGCGTCTCAAGCAGCGTCTCGATGCTGAGGGCTTTCGGCTTCCGGTCCGGGTCGATGGCGCGAACCGGTCGACGGGCGGCGGCCCGCTCAGCCGGGGCCATATCTACAGGATTCTGTCGAATCCGATCTATGTCGGCCGGATCGGCCATAAGGGCCAAGTGCATCAAGGCCAACATCCGCCGATCGTGCGTCAGGACATGTGGGAGCAAGTTCAGCAATGTCTACGGGCTTATCTGGGAGCCGAGAGGGCGAAGAGAACACGCCAAGCGTCCGAGGCTCCGCTCGCGGGAAAAGTCTTCGACGACTGCGGCAACCGAATGAGTCCATCCTGGGCCAAGAAGGGATCGAGGCGCTGGCGCTACTATGTCTCACAGGCGGCTCTGCAGGGCGACAAGAGCAAAGCCGGATCGGTCGTCCGGGTTCCGGCGGCTACGATCGAGCACTTTGTTGGAGATGCAATTAGCAAGCAGTCGGCCGACCGCTCCAGCTCGCAAGCCGACGTTCGCGACCTGATTGATCGCGTCACGATCGGGCGCACAGCGATTCAAGTCCAACTGTCGGAGGCCGCGGAGACAGACGTGGGCGCGAGGACCTTGACGGTTCCGTGGACTCTGCCCTCCCCCTATCGCAAGCGTGAGATCATTCAGAGCGCGCGCGATGCGAACGTCAGCGCCCGGCCGATGCGCGCCAATGCGCGTGCGATCCTGGTCGACGCCCTTGGTGACTCGCATCGTTGGCTCGATGAACTTCTGTCCGATCCAGACCAGACTTTAGAGTCGCTCGCTTTGCGCGAGGGCAAGACCGACCGTTCGATCCGGATGACCCGTCGCTCGCATTCCTCGCCCCGGACCTCGTCAAGGCCGCGGTCGAGGGACGCCTTCCGCGTGGCTACGGTCTCAAGCGTCTCGTCGATCTTCCGATGGCGTGGCCTGACCAATGGCGCGCGCTTGGACTCGAGGCGCCAGCGCGGACGAGCGCGAGCCCGGACATAAAGAATGATTCACCCCTCCTCAGCATTCTTTGACCGGCGCTCTGTTTCCTTAGACCAGCCCGAAGCCCGAAGTTGCAATGAACCGCGGGCGATCGCCCGACCCCACTCCTGGCGAAGAGCAACTCTGGAAACGAAAATTTGCGGCAAGAGACTTAAAGCATGGCGCGGCCTGAATTGTCGTCCAAAGCCGGCAAACAGACTGCTGAGACCATTGCTCGGCGCACAGGTCACGGAAATCTCGCGCTAATTCTGACCTTGGGAAATCAGGTCAATTTGCGCGGACTACCTGGTGGTGGACGCAGTCCCACCAAACCGGTCTCCGCGGGCCCGCTCCCTGGTATCAGGGAGAAAAACAGGGAGATACATCCCAAAATCGCGACTTTGGTCTCGACCCTTGCGCGAAAAGACGCGGAATTGCAATGGCTTGTCGGCGCATACGCCATTCGGAATAACAGGGAGCCGCGGCGACCGTAACAGGGAGGCGCGGGGTTACTACAGGGAGCGCACGCTGAAATAGCGCGCCATCTCTCGGTCGCGAGGCGAACGGCGAGTTCTTAGCGGCTGGAGTTTGGTGGGATTGGTCGTTGCTCAATTTTAATAGACCGCCGGTCTAAAAAGGAGTTTCCTCTGACCCTGCCGAAGGTCGTTATGACGCCCATCAGAATTCCAAAGAAGACGAAGCCCGTTCCGAAGCCAAAGCGGAAGCCGGGGACGCGCGCCGGCCTGACGAAGTCAGGGATCGCGGTATGCGCCGCAAAGCTGTTCGAAACTGGCGGGCCGGGCGAGTTCAGCGTGCGGAGGCTCGCAAGCGCCTTGGGGGTCGGTCCGACCTCGATCCATGCTCACTTTAAGGGCGGCACTGAAGCAGTTCTCGAGGCTGTTGCCGCGCAGGCGCTGAGCGGGACGACCCGGCCGTTCAAGCCAAAGGAGGAGCCCGCCGAATACCTCCGCGAGCTGCTCCAAAACATCTTGCAGTCGCTGCATGCGCGCCCCGAGATCGCCAAGCTTGTTGTTCTTCACTTGTCGTCAAACCCGATTTTGGATCCGTTGCTGGCCGAACGCTTACTTTTGACACTTGCCGCGCTCGGCGTGCCGAAGGACGCGCTTCCAAACACGTTCCATCGGGTGATGGGCGTCATTTTGGAAATGATCTTGACGGTGTCCGCGCGATCCAAGCCGGCGGAACAAAAGTGGCTCTCCGCGCAAATGAATAAATCGATCGCGGCTCTGCCGTCGACCGAGTTTCCGAGTTTGACGGAATTGCGAGAAGCCCTGGTGGCCGAGACCGTCGATGCCGGAGCCTCGAAGCCGACCCCGGAGGTCGCCGCGCTCTACGCTGACCGGCTTCTCGCAGCGCTCGCCCACGGTTAACGCCACGGCGGTTTCAAGTCGTTTTTCGATGGAGAGCAGCGAATCTTCTGAGTAGCCTCAAGTTGCGGGAATAGATCATTGCTCTATTCAAATAGAGCGATCGTCTTGGATTAAGTTTTAGTCCAGCCTCGTTTTTTCGCCTTGCGAAAACGCCCTAAACCGCGAAATGATACCGGCGTCAGACTGAGAATTAGGACGTCAGCGTCCGAGGCCGCGTTACGCGAGGCATTCCTCTTCGCGTTTCTGGCGGTCGTTCTCACCAGAACGGACCAACCGTAGCACGGCAACGCCGCATGCGACGCCGTGAGCGCGGCTGCGCGCCCGGCTGGCGGAGGTCGACCGGCTCGAACAGCCCCACGCGTGGGTTGTCGAGCCTGAAACGCGGATCGTCGAAGGGGGTATGACCATGTCGAATTCGAAGGACAAGAAGGCCCGGGCCAGCGATGCGGACCCCGACAAGCCCTACGCGGTCGGCAACAAGAAGCCGCCGCTGCATACCCAGTTCAAGCCCGGGCAGTCGGGCAATCCAAGCGGTCGCCCGAAAGGCAGGCCGAAGTTCGCAGCTATCCTGATGGACGAATTCTACAAGATAGTCTCTGCGACGATCAACGGCAAACCGGTCAAAGAGAACCAAGCGCGGCTCTTCGCCCGTTCGATAATCACAGACGGAATCACCAGAGGCCCGCAGTCCAAGCGAACGTTGGCGAACGAAATCGGACGGGCCGAGGCTCAATTGGCGATCGAAGCCGAGGCGCGGAAAAAGCCCGAAGCGGACGAGCCGGCCGCCAAATTCAGTTGGACCGAGGCGCAGGAGCGCATGCTGGAGGAGTTTGAGCGTCGTGCCGCTGAACTTAATATTGAAGGCTGACCCGAAGCTGGACCTCTGCCACTCCGGAGCCGGTATCGCGCGAGCGTTCGGCACGCCGGGGGAGTACGTCTGGATGACCGCCGAGGCGATCCCGGACACGGATGAGCGCGCCGCCTATCTGCTAGGGGCGTTCCGGTGGCTGGACGCGAAGAGGGCCGAGGGCGACAAGTGGCGGGAGCTGCCGGTCGATTTCCGCACGTTCGTCGAATGTGACCAGCTGATGAAGGCAAGGACCATCCTGTGGCCAGAGGTCATCCGCTTCGGGATGGAGATGAATTCGGGCAAGTACGTTGAGGCAGTGCTGACCGGGGGCATCGGGGTCGCCAAGACGACGCTGGCGATCTATTCGCAGGCGTATCAGGTGTACGTCCTCTATTGCCTGGATCAGCCGCACAAGCAGTTCGACCTCGATCCGGCGTCTGAAATACTAATGGTGTTCCAGTCGATCAACAAGAACCTGGCGATGGACGTCGACTACCGGCGCTTCCGCAACATGGTGGAGACCGCGCCATTCTTCCGCGTCAGGTTCCCGTTCAACCGGAATCGCCTGAGCGAGATGGCGTTCGAGGGCAACATCAAGGTCAAGCCGGTCGGCGGCCAGGACACAGCGGCGATCGGCCAGAACGTCATCGGGGGCATCATCGATGAAGTCAACTTCATGGCCGTCGTCGAGGACTCGAAGCTGATGCGGGACGGCTCGGTCTACGATCAGGCGGCCGAGAACTACAACTCGATCGCCCGCCGCCGTGAGTCGCGCTTCATGCAGCAAGGGATGCTGCCAGGGCTTTTGTGCCTGGTGTCGTCGAAGAACTATCCAGGGGGTCTCACCGACCGCAAGGTGTCCGAGGCGCGCACGAACAAGACCATATTCGTCTACGACAAGCGTCTGTGGGATATCAGGCCCGAGCGCTTCTCGTCCGAGCGGTTCCGCGTCTTCGTGGGCGACGAGACGCGCCATCCGCGCATCCTGGGCGACAAGGACGTCGTGGCAATCGAGGACGAGCCGTTGGTCGTCGCGGTGCCGGTTGACTATCGCCGGCAGTTCGACCTCGACCTCTTGAAGTCCATTCGAGACATCGCCGGCTACTCGACCCAGGCGTTGCATCCGTTCATGCTGAACACGGAAGCCGTGGGCAAGTGCTTCGGCCGGGTGAAGTCGATCGTCTCGCGCGACGCCTGCGATTTCAAGCTTACGTTCCTGGATGCGTTCCCAGACCGCATCGAGAACCCGACAGAGCCGCGCTTCGCCCACATCGACTTGGCGATGACCAAGGACAGCGCCGGCATGACGATCGGCCACGTACCTGGGTTCAAGCACATGAACCGGGGGGACTATCAGGAGCTTTTGCCGATCATCCAGTTCGACATGATCCTGGAGGTGATCCCGCCGCCAGGCGGAGAGATCGAGTACGAGAAGCTGAGGCAGCTCCTCTACACGCTGCGCGACAAGCTTCTCTTGCCGATCAAGTGGGTCACCTTCGACAAGTTCCAGTCGACCGACTCGATGCAAATCCTGGCCCAGAACGGGTTCATTGTCGGCTAGGAGTCGATGGACACCGACACGCTCGCCTATGACGCGACCAAGCAGGCGTTCTACGACGACCGCATCCGCGCGCCAGAGCACGCCAAGGCGCTGAAGGAAATGTGTACGCTGGAGTTCGACGCCAAGCACCAGAGGATCGACCATCCACCTCAAGGCTCGAAAGACGTTGCTGACGCGATGGCCGGCGTGGTGTTGGGCCTCACCGTGCGTCGGGAGATTTACTCGCGCCACGACGTGCCCTTGAACCGCATCCCGCCGTCGCTGGCCAAGATCACGAGCAAAAACTCGATCACGGCGAAGGAGCAGCGCGCCGACGTGTCGTATCTCGACAGCGTCCGCGTCGCGCGCGGGCTTGCGCCGAGGGAGGTGGACGATGTCCGCGGCATTTAGGTTCACGAGCGACACGAACAGCTCGCATATCCAGGACGCCATGGACACGATCGGCGCGAGGTACACGGTGGAGGGCATGGGCGTAGAGGTCGAGGACGACTCGGCCGACGCGTGCTCACCGAAGAGAGCAAAAGAGAGCAGATGATGGGCAAGATTGATCGCGACTCCCTAGACGCCGCGCGTTCGCTGACCAGCGGCCTGAAAGCCAAGAGCCGCCGTCGGCGCGAAAGCCTGGGACGCCTGACCGCGTCCTCGCCACCCCCGCGTGCGCCGCGCAACGATCTGCTGCCGCCCCTCGATCTTGTGTACGCCCTGCTCGAGGACTTGAGGACGCCGGCGCGCGAGGTCCGCAAGCTCGACCCCGCCCATGTGCGCGAGGTCGCCAATTCGATCGGCACGCTCGGCTTCTGCGCGCCGATCCTCGTTGGCAAAGACAACCTAGTCCTCGACGGCGCGGTGCGCGTTCAGGCGGCGCGACTTCTCGGCCTCAGCCGTGTGCCGTGCGTTAGGATTGAGTATTTGAGCGAGAAGGAGCAGCGCGTTCTGCGACTTGCCGCCAACCGCCTTGCGGAGAAGGGCGAGTGGAACCTCGGCGAACTGAGGATTGAGTTCGAGGAGCTCATCCTGGCCGACGCCCCGATCGAAATCTCCGGTTTCACGCTCGACGAGATCGATCAGATCGTCCTCGGCGAAGCGGACGGCGCCGTTGAGCAGGGTCCTCTCGCCCCCGAGCCCGACGCTATCTCCATCGCTCGGCTGGGCGACGTGTTTGCGCTCGGGCCGCACCGCATCATCTGTGGCAGCGCGACCGACCCGGAGGTGGTTCGACAATTGATGCAGGGCGAGCCGCCCACCCGTCTCGTCCTGACCGACGAGCCTTACAATGTCCCGATTGCCGGCCATGTGACGGGCGGGCGCCATCGTGAATTCGCCATGGCCTCGGGCGAAATGTCCGACGCCGAGTTCCTCGCCTTCAACGAAGCTTGGATAGCGGCAGTTGTCCCCTGCCTGTGCGATGGCGGGATCTTCGGCACCTTCATTGATTGGCGCGGCTTGCCAACCGTTCATTCGGCGGCCGTGAAGGTTGGCCTAGGCCCATCGAATCTCATCGTGTGGGCGAAGACCAACGCGGGCATGGGCAGCCTCTATCGCTCACAGCATGAGCTGTTGCCCTTGTTCAAGAACGGCTCTGCTCCGCACGTCAACAACGTCGAACTCGGCAAGCGCGGCCGTTGGCGATCGAATGTCTGGACCTATCCAGGCGCCTCTTCGCTTGGTTCCGACGCTCGCCAAGGCCTCAAGGACCACCCCACCGTCAAGCCGACCGCCATGCTCGAGGACGCGCTGCTCGACCTTACCAACCGGGGCGACACTGTCATTGACCCGTTCCTGGGCTCCGGCTCGACCCTCATCGCAGCCGACAAGACTGGGCGCGCCTGCCGCGGCGTCGAGCTCGATCCGCTCTACGTTGACGTCATTCTGCGCCGCTATGAGTCTGCGACGGGCAACGAGGCGGTTCTGGTCGAGACCGGCGAGACATTTCAGGCTGTGGCCGCTAGGCGAGCGCGCGAGGCGCGCGAACAGGCGCCTCGCTAAGAAGCCCCAATCGGTCGAGGCGCTCGCGATGCCCGGCGCTTGACGGCCGCGGTCGTCGCGCCGGACTCCGGCCCGGCCGAGGACAAGCGCGGGCGCCCACTGTCGGCGGCCGGCGGTTGCGGGTATTGGGGACGTGACGGCAGTCCAGGGGTCGGCGATGCTTAGGGATGACAGCGGGAACGGAGGGGGTCGGCCAAAAGCGCCGAGGAATGTCCTAGGCGACCGGCTCGAAGACTGCTCAATCAAGCCCTTGACGGGGTTCTTCCGAGACGGATGCTGCAACACGAGTCGAGAAGACATCGGTAGTCATACTGTCTGTGCCGTCATGACTGCTGAGTTCCTCGAGTTTTCCAAATCCCGCGGCAATGATCTGTCGACGCCGATGCCACAATTCGGCTTTCCCGGCCTGAGGCCCGG